TCTTTTCTTTGCGCATCAGGTCGGCGCTCCGAGGACGGTCTGGAAGTGGATTTCGAACTTCCGGGGGCGCAAGGTCTTGGCGGCCTGCGCGAGCGGCGTGTAGTTCTTGAGTACGCCGTTCGTGAGCGTATAGATTCGGTTGATCGACGGCTGAGTGATAACGCCGAATCCGAAATAGGGAGTCCTTGTGGCCTCCTCGGACGCGAACCACGTTTCGAAAAATTCGTTCGAAGCGCTATCGGCCTGAAGCGTGACAGACAACACCTTTACGGCGGGAATCCAGCCCGCGGACAGGACGCCATCAACGCCGAGGCTGATTTCCTTGTTATCGACTGCGGCCATTTCGTAGGCGTCGTCAGCCGAGAAGCCTTGAAGTTGCTGGGGTACCGTGAAAAGGCCGCTGATGCCGATCAGGAGGGTGCTGTTCGCGCTAGTGATATCTGACATTATTGGACCTCAACGCTGCTGATGTTCAGGGACTGCACGCTGCCACCTTGCACATACCAGAAAATGCAGGGTGGCGTACCGCGATTCGCACGAACCTGTGCCGTCGCCGGTAGCACCTGGAGGTAATACCCTTGCGACTGGAGAACGCTGCCGATATTGACTCCCGCGGCATTGTTGACTTCCGCGATCTGTGCCGCCGACAGCGCGACGTTCTGCGAGATCAGCCCGAAGGTCTGGTATTGAGTGATGACCGGCTGCATGGCCGCCCGGATCAAGGCGTAGCCTGCCGGGTTGTACGGGACAGACTTGACGTTGGTCAGCAACTCCATCAGCGCGAGCTGAAATTGCGAGTTCATGCTGATCTGGCCGATATAGGCGTCTGCCCACTTGAACGGGCCGCTGATCGAGCCGGGGTACTTGAAGACGAATCCCTGATTCGCCGTCGCATAGGCCCCATAGAAGTTGTAACCATTCGCAATCAGATTCGCCGCTACGGTCTGATTCGTCACCGTAGCCACCAGGCCCGATTGCGACTTGAACGCCAGCGTCGCTTCGCCGTTGGTCTCGGTGAAGTCAACTGATGCGATCGAGCCAGCGGTGAAAGCTGCTTGGTTGCCAGGGATCGCCGGAACCCAGTCAAGAAAGACGCCAGAGATACCTGCCGCCTTGATCATCTGGCCGAGTGACGACGTTGCGTCCGTCGACGCTGTCGGCGTGATGTCGGTGTCTTCGCAGGCGTACGCAAATTCGTCGTTCGTCGTGCCGACCCACTGCGCGAACTCATACTTGACTGCGTTGCCGCTGCCGCCGTCCGGATCGAAGATCGTGAAGAACGTCGTCCAGTTCGTCGTTTGCGCCACGATGCCGGCCATGAACGCCGCAGGCGAGGTAACTGCTGCGGCGCCCTGCGACAGCACCGCGCCGGTCGCCTGCGTCAATGCAAGTGAGGCGGCCAGAGTGCCGGTTGCAAATGCCATGGTGGCCGATGCGCCCGTCTGGGTCGTGGTGAAGACGAACGCGCCGGATACGCTATCGAACGTCACGCCGAACGTCGGCGAAGTGAACGCGGCCTGGATCAGTGCAGCAGCCGACGAAAAGCTGGTCGCGCTCGTAAGCGTGATCGTGCTCGACGTCTCCGAGGCGCCATCCGAAACGATGGTCAGTGTCCCTGTCAGCGCCTGAAGCTCAGCGAGGGTCAGTGCCGAAACGTTGCCGCCGCGGAGATACGCCGCGACAGGGGCCTGGTTGTACTGCGCGAACAGCATCGCTGCCGGCAACACATTCGATCCCTCGAAGCCCGCGAAGTAGATCGCGGCAGCAGCGGCTTCAGGAGAGGACGCGCCGTAATAGCTCGACACTGCAGCAGCAGAAGGGAACGACGGCACGGTGCCCATCGGCGTCCGGGTGCCATTGGTCAAACAAAGGCCGATGAGTTCGAGAGCGCTCCCGCCGGCCGAGATGACGCTCGGCACCACACTGACGATTGCTGATGCTGGAATGCTTGCCATCTTGGCTCCACAAATGAAAAAGCCGTCTCGGTGGACGGCCAGAAACAAAGAACCCGGCGCGGGCCGGGTTTGAATGAAGGTGAGGGAACTGCTTACGTCGGGGGGTACATCGCGTCGACGTCGATGACGGTCACGTCAAGCTGAGAAGCGTATTGCTGCGGTAGGATCACAATCGGATTACATTGGAGCTGGCACTTGATCGTCCAGCGATCCTCATACTGCGACTCTGCGTCAATGAGCGGCATCTGTTGCGCGTCATCTGCATACAGGGGGCTCACGTCATAGCCTGACGATGCGAACTGGTCGACGGCGTAGCTGTCGCGAAAAGCCGTGGTCACGATCTGAGCGTTATCCGAACTGCCTGGCCCATACAAATCCAGTTGCATCGTGACCTTGGTGGCCTGCAGCATGCCTTGCGTGCCGCACGCCATGACTTCCGTTGGTGCGGTTTGCGCCTGGTTGACGGTGTAGGTCCCGACGCCGCCATTACCGGTCCCGTTACCGGTTACCGTCGTGCCCGCGAGGACGTTGGGACCGAACAGAGTCGATCCGATTGTGATCGTGCCGAGGATCATGGAGGACGCGGTTAGCGTGTTCCCGCTGATTGCCCCGTTGAATGCACAGTCTTGGGCGGAATCGACGTTCGTCGCGAGTCTTTCGCGCGATAGCGGCGTCATCGTCACGAAATTCGGTCCGATGGGCATTGCCACGCGGTTGTTCTGCGCCTTAACTACCTCCACGCCAGCCGGAAGGATTGACAGCAGGAAAGATCGCAGCGCCGTGAGGGTCTGTGACTCAGTTATTGATAGGGTTGCGCTCATGGGTTCTGTAGCGTGACGATCACGCGGCACCAGGTAGGCCAGCTTTCCATGACCTGCGTCACAAGCCAGTTCTGCGCGATCCCACCCGGAGCCATTGGAAACTGCAGAATGTCGCCACCCTGGCCATTGGCTCGGACAATACCTTCAACATCCCCATACAGATAGACCGAACGCATGACGCCCTGCATGTTCAGGCCATCGATGTGTCGAAGGTCGGTGCCGCTCAAGGCTTGCACGTTTGCCGACACCGTGGTCGACGTCTGGTTCGGTGTCCTGGTTCCGTCCGCCGCAGTGGTATAGCCGCTGTTCTGCACCCACATGACGACCGAGTCAGAATTGATGCCCTGAATGGCGCCGTTGACAATGCCGCGCAGATTCACGAGTTGTCTCCGACCTTGTACGAAATGCTTTTCAGGAGCAGCCCGATGTCCACAAGGGGCTTCGTCGATGCTCCATAGTTGTCTTCACCATTTGCGACACGTTGAGCGGCTTCGCCAACCGTTTTTCCGGTCACTTTCAGGTTGGGGTCGTTGCTACGCATCCCGCGCAGCATGACGGTGATCGGACTTAGCGCCGGCTCCTGGATTTCTGATATCGTCTTCTGGATGTCGCCTGCCATCAGGGACCCAAGTTGTTCCATCAGATCATCGGCGGTAAGTTGCCCTGCGGCCACTGCGGCAATCCCGTCGCCCATCAGCTTTGTCCACTCCTTGCGCTGAGTGGCTGAGGTAGTAGACAGGAAGGGGCGAGGCGGTATATTGGCTGCAGGAGCGCCATATTCTTGAATCGCGGCGACGTAGGCGATGTTCGTCCCATCCTCGTACTGACCGCCCAGAATCCCCGCCTGGATGACCTTTTTCTTGAGCGGGGCCAGGCGCTCGTTGATCTTGTCGAGGTTTAGCCGCATGTACAGCTCGCGCACATTAGAGGAATCGATTCCGTTCGTTTGCGAACGGTGCGGGTTCAGTTTTTTCCGGAATCTCGACGAATTCATCAAGATCGGCATCAAGTGCCCGCGGTGCTCGTTTCGGATTGAGCTAAGCCCGTCAGAGGTCGAGGAAATCGCCGACATGATCGAGTCATGCCATCAGGCAGAGGATATGAGCAGGGAACTAGGCGATGATGGCGATCCCTAGAAGATGCCGCCCACTTTCCGGTAGGCCCGCCGTTCAGGCAGACCGCCGACATAAGCCCCGCCAGCCGACTGAACGTTGAGCATGGCCCACAGCATCTGGCCATAGACCGAGCTGGACAGGTAATACTCGAGCCCATCCTTGACCGGAGGCGCCACAAATGAAGCCGATACGCTGCCTTCGGTCGCGGCCGTGACCGCACCGCCGCCTTGTGAATTGCCTACTGTGTTCGCATTCGTCAGCAGATAGCCGACATGCGCAACGATCAGTTGCTGCTGCGTGAGTGGCGCGCATTCAAACCACGACGTCATGGGTGACTGGTCGGTGATGCTTACCCACACCTGAATGGCGGCATCAGGCGTAGCCACGAACGCAGGGAACGCCTGACGGAAGGCAACGGCATCGAAGCTCATCATCGCACGCGACCGGTATTCACCGACAGGACCTCAGGCTTTTTGTCGTCCTTACTTTGGTACATTTGCGGATTGCGTGGCTGCGATTTGTCGCCGAGCGTCATTCCCGAAGCCGCCTTGTCGCCATCGGCGTTGCCGCTCTTGATGATCCGGACGAAGCCTTTCTTCTGGTGCTCCAGGAACTCATAGTGCTGTTCGAGGAAAGCGACCTGCTCGTCGCTCACGTGCGTCAGAACTGCCCCTGTCGGAGTTACAAAGTTCTTGTTTGCGAGGCCGAATCCACCTTTGATGGTGACCGACTTGTCATCAATTTCGGTCAGAAAGCCGTCGCCGCCGCGAACAAAGGCTGCGTACTTGTGGGCGTTCGTAAGGGTCGATGCGATGTAAGGCATGTTTGATCTCCTGCCTCCAGAATGAGATGCCCGGGCGCGCCGCGTTAGGAGGTATCGCGCGGCTTCAGGTGCGCACCCTAGCCCGGGCAAAACTGCTTCAGATGCCGGACCAGCGCGTCACTGCAGTCGGCCGCTTGCACATCACGCCGGCGCTAGCGTTGGTGAAGTCCTCGATGTACCGCTTCGACTCCTGCATCACGCCCAGCGTCTGGAACTTCGCCGGAACTGCCTGCATCCACGTGCGGCCGTCGTCCGTCGAATCCGGCTCGCTGTTCATGCGATCGGCGAACAGGTAGAACACGTTCGACCCGCCGTTAGCGGATGCCAGCTGCGGCGCGGTGACCACGCGGCACTTCGGATAGTTCTGGTTCAGCCAGGCATTCACCGAATAACCGAGGGTCGTCGGCACGCCGAGGAACGCATCAAATCCGGTCGGCAGAACCAGCGTCGTTTCGTCGTTCTTCGGCTGGATGTTGCCGCCCGACTGAACTTCCAGCGTCTTGAATGCCAGCAAGAGGTCGGCAATGATGTCGAGCGTCGTCTTGGTCGACCACAGCGGCGAGGCCGACGTGGCACCGTTTGCGACCGTCGTGTAAGCGAGGAGGCCCGGATCGTTCAGGAAACCATACGTGCGATCGGCGCCCGAGTTGTAGCCATTGAACCCGACGAGATTGCGCTGGATGTCCAGAGCGTTTGCGACACCGATGCGCTTTTCGGCTTGCGCCGACACCCGGATTGCCCCTGCGCGCGCTTCTTCCAGGCGACCGACTGCGAAGCCTTTTTCGAAGCGCACGATGGTGCGGCGCTCGAAGTCCATGTTGTAATCGGCGAGCGGAACGTTCGTCTGGTCGCCGTACGGAACGGCATCGCCCATCGATTCGATCGCGGCCTGCACGATTTCTTCGTAATGCCATTGACCCACCGTCGAGATGCCGACGATTTCGTCAATCTGGCGGATTGCGAACGCAGCGCGCACCATACCCGGCAGCCATTCCTGCAGGAACTGAACCGGCGTACCGATCGTGGCCGTGAAGACGCCGCCTTGCGGGTCGTCCATTGCTGCAGCGTCCATCGCAAAGCGCGCAGCTTTGGTAGCCCAGCCCTGATCGATGCCGAGGCCGGCCATCTTCAGTTCAAGATAGTGCTGAACGTCAGCCTGGTCCATCGCGAACAGCGGCTTGCCTTCGGCGCGACGCGCCGCAGCTTCCCGACCGCTCACGGTGGAATGTACCTTCGAAATTTGCAGATCCATTTTCCTTTTCCTTTTGGTTCCGAGCCCAAACGAAAAGCCCCGCATAAGGCGGGGCCAATAAAAAAACCCCGCCGAAGCGGGGTCAGGGATTTGGGCTCAAAGCCCCGTGATTAGTTGGTCAGACGCGCGACGGTGAGGCCGCCCGAGCCGTTCGTGATGGCGTAGCGATACACCTTCGCGTTCGGCATCTGGACGGAGCCCGCAACGGGCGAACCATTCGGAGCGAACGTCGACAGTGCGCCGGTCGTCACGTTGTATGCGATGAGGTCGCCAACGTTGCAGGCCGTGCTCACTTCCACAACCCAATCGCCCATCACCGAGAATTCGGCTTGCGCGGTGTCGGGGATCGCCAGCGTCGGAGCGAGCGTGCCGGAGGTCGTGCCCCAGAGCGTCGCTTCTTTCGGGTTCACCATGAGGCCGGCGAATACGAGGTTAGCGCCACCCGATGACGTGATGGCTTCACTCGCTACGGTCTGGCTTGCCGACACGGTATAGGTGCCCACACCGCCCAGGCCCGTTCCCAATGCCGTGATCGTCGTGCCTGCGGTCACTCCCGTGCCAGCGATCGTTTGACCGACCTGCAATGCGCCTGCCGATACAGCCGAGACGGTCATGGTCGTGCCGCTGATCGCAGCAGTGAAGCTTGCCGTGCCCGGGCCAACGATGCCGCCCATCTGGGCAATGTTGGTCGAGGCGTTTTTCAACGCAGCGTAGCCGTACGTGTTCGGCGTCAGGCCATTCGAGTTGACGATGAGGCTTTCCGCGCGCATCGGGCTGATGAGGTGGGGCGAACCCGGAACACCGAAGCCTTGCAGAACGTTGATGCTAGTTTGGAACGTCATGTGTGTTCTCCCTGATTAGGCGGATTTCGCGTGCGACTGCTTCGCAAACCAGCCGTTCGCCGAATCCATGCCGGCGGCTTTCACCACGACGGCTTCGGACGGCGCCTTGTTGTTGGCAAGGTAGCCGCTCAGATAGGCCAGCTCCTGACCCTTCGGCGCTTTCAGGCCGAGCTTCTTGCAGCCATACGTCGCGACGGCGGCTTCATCCATGCCAGCGGCGCTGAACGTGCCGACATGCTTCGAGAGCTTGTTGGCGAGCGCGTTGCGCGCTTCGGTGCGCGCTTCGAACTTCTTGAACAGGGCGGATTCGTCCATGGCGGCTTCCTTCTTTTCTTCCTTGACTTCGGCGTCCTTGCCAACCTCTTCGGCATCCTTCTTCTCGGCGCCTTCCTCGGCAGCGGTTTCGCCTTCGGCCGCCTTGGCTTCACCAGCGTCCTTGTCGTCTTCGACAGTTTCTTCCTGACCGCCTTCTTCGCCTTCGGATTCGCCCGATTCGCCGAAAGCCGATTTCATTGCGGCGACTGCCTGGAGCGCTTCATCAATCTTGCCGACGCATTCTGCAAACTGCGCGCGCATATCCTCCAGCGACGCTCCGCCGCTGGAACCGCCAACGGCGGCGGTGTTGCTGGGTTCAGCCATGGTTAAATCCTTCTCAGGGAGTGAGTCACACGTAAATGCGGCGTCTAGCACCGCGACATCCGGCCCCATCCTTCCCTTGCGAACAAGTGCGAGATGGTTGCCTCGGATCTGGCGCTGCACGCAGTCATAGGCCTGGCCCCCGAAAGTTCCGGGCGTCCAGTCATACGTGCAGCGGTAGCCGGCAGAGAGTTCTTTCTTGCCGGCGTTAATTGAATCGGCCATTGCCGACGAGAACAGCTTGAGGTTGCCTAGGAGGCCGCCATGCTCGAACGCATCGGGATCAAATCGCACTTCCTGACCGATGACGCCCTGCACGCCCTTTTCTTCGGGGCGCATCAGACCGTCTTCTTCGCGGCCAAGCATGACGTGGTTGTCGATCCACGGAATGAGCTTGAACGACTCGATGGCGTCCGGATCGGCCAACTCTTCAGCGGGCCGATAGACGCGGTACATCTTGTCGGCCTCCGGGGCGCCCGGAAGCTGCGAGCCGTGGTAATCGAAGATGCCGACCTTGCTGATCGGGTTATCCTTGATTTCGCTCCAACCGTTGACGTCCTCGATCCGAGACGACTTGTCGAGCGCCCATGCGTCGGCGAATTCAACGCGCGATTCAAGCGCCGCGAGCTCGTCCATCGTGTCCGTTGCGACGAGACTGGCGAGCGCTTCGGCAACGCCAGGATGCAGGGGTTCAGGCAGATCGCCGACCGGCGCCCACATCACATCAGCCGACTCATCGTTGATGACTGGCGTGAAAATCTCATCCCGGCACAGATACAGCGCGAAGCCGTCTGACCCGGCCATCGGCATGAGTGAAAGCGGCGAATGGCTGATTTCCTCAAGCGATTCGCGCACCGCGGTAATGAGCGGATCTTCACCGGGCTCGACATGACCAGCCGGGAAAGACCAGGTTTCCGGGTAATCCTCTGAGTCGGGGCTGCGCTTAAGCAGGAGCACCTTTCCGGCCGTCAGGTACAAAACGCCAGCGGCGCGAATCGGTTGCGGCTCGACGACAGGCGCCGGCTCGGGCTGGATCGAATCCTCGGCCTTGGGCTCGGTTTTTTTCACGAGTTCATCAAGCCCCATCGCCCGCCACCGCTTCTGCAATTCCGCGATGGTTTGCGTTTTGCTCACAGCGCCGCCTTAAGCTGATTGATGAGGGAGAGGAGTTGCGTTTGCAGCCACGGTCCGCGATCCATTTCGCAATGGTGTCGCGCCTTGCCGGCGAGGTCTGCGAGTTGATCGAGAAGGGCGGTCAAATCGGGGCCTGCAGCGAGCTCCGCCGCTTCGGCTGCAATGTCGCGGGCGGTGGCCTCGGCTTCTGCGCCCGTTTCGCTCTGGAGAGATTGGGCCTGTTGCTGGATATGCTGAGAGATTTCTTTACGGGGACGTGGCATCTTTGTTTCCAAAATTCAGGATGGGCCGCGCAAAGCAGCGACAGTTGATCGCGATTCCAGGAAGCACTGCGCCAAACGTGTCATCCACCGGCGGCTTGTCGAAGCGGAACGTTTTGCCGTTCCAGTCCAGATGCTGCTGCCGCGGGACCTTGCCGCCATGGGAGTGGCACCACTCAAACTCTTCGATGCCAGCCGACTGCATCCGCGCATTCGATATGCTCGAGTAGGCCTTGCGCGTCTGATCGTGAGCGACGCTGCGGGCCTTGCGGGCGTTCTGCCCATACTTCTCGCGCAGGAACGGGACAAGCGTGTTCAGCCCCGATCCAGTCGTGATCGAACGCATTACCTGGCCCTGTACCTGCGACAGGTATTGCTCGGGCAGCGTCTTGATGAGCCCTGCTGCCTCTTGCGTGGAGGCCATGACGATCTCGCGCAGCCGGCCGCTATTGAGAAACGCGGGATCGAGCTCGAGATCTTTCGCGATCTCCTTCAGGCTGATGCCGAGGGTGACGGTTGAATGTCGGATCGTCTGGCGGATCATCCGTTCTGTGGCGACCTGGGCCAGCTTGTTGAAGTACTTGCCGTACTTGCGCTTCAGGTAGTTGATGATGATCCGGGCGCGCGAGACAGGATTGCCGTCGACGGCATCCATTGCGTAGCCCGGATCCTTGAACATCTTCACCAGCTCACGCTCAGTTTCCTCGCACATCTTCGTGACGAGAGCAACGATGGCTTTCTGGTATTGGTCGGCGACTGAGGCGCTGGACATAAGTGCGCCACCACGTTTAGCCGATACCGAGTTCATGAGCCGCCGCTATGCCTTCGTCCGACAGGCCAAGTTCGGCCAGCGGATCGTTGTCGTTATCGCCGAGGTTGAAATAGCCCGAATCAGGGTCGGTGGCCAGCCGGCGCATGACATCGCTGGACTGGATCCCGCCCGCCTGCACAAGCTGCACGTCGGTTTGCGACTTGGCGAGGTTCGTTTCAGCCAGTTCCTTCGCGGTCGGTGCGTCAAGTGGTCGCCACGTCACCGTGGTTTCCACATCCTTGCCTTCTGAGCGCATCGAGAGCAGATGGTGCCGCTCGAGAAACGGCGTCAGGTCGTGCTCCTGGATGCTCTCCAGTTCCTCGTGATAGCTGGCTTCCTCGTACTCGCCCGTAGAATTGAAGCCCTTCGGCGTGGTTCCGAGCAATTTCGTTGCCGGCACATTCGCGGCCGCGGCGACAAGCTGGTACTGGTTCATGATGACCGAGTCCAGATCGGCGAGCGACGTCTCGAACTGCTTGAAGTCGTCAGCCTCCTTGTCACCGAGCTTGATGCCGTAATTGTCGCGGAACGCCACCCAACGCAGGAACTTTTCGACCGCCTCTTCCCCGCCCATGTTGAACGCGGACATGTTGGTCAGCCAGACGTTGGTGCGCTTGGACGACGCGAGGAGCGGGCCCTCGTTGGCCGTGCGTTCTGCCGCGTACACGCGCTCCATGATCCGCTGCGCTACCGGGATGCCGCCGTACATGTACATCGGCTTCAGGACGTCCGCGGGCTCCGCGGTGCGGAAAATATGCAGATGAGAGCGGTGATAAGTCTGCTTTCCGATGATCCAGAAGGTCGGCTCGTAGAACTGGACGTTGCCGGGGTCACTCGTTGCGGCTGCATCGAGAAGCGGTGCGCACCAGTACGGATCGACCTGTGCAATACCCTTGTAGCTGCCCTTCTCAACGCCGTCCGGATTGAACGGCTTCTTGTAGTAGTCAGGATCTGTCGAGTCGACCTTGAAAATCGCCAGACGGATGCCGAATACGCGGCCGAAGCGGACAAGCTGTTCAGCCTGCCACTTCACGCGGTATTTCTTGTCGTACTTCTTGAGAATCGCCTCCGTCTCGGCGCTAATCTTGCTGCCATCAACCGTGACCGGATCCCACCCATTGCGCGTGGCGTCGCGCGCCGGCATCGAGCAGGCTTTATCGATCAGCCAGTTCTGAGCGAGAAGGGCGCATGACTGCCACCCGATAAACGATTGCGTTGCGTACCAGTCCATCAGCGCCGGATTAACGGCGGCCGGCGTCGGCGATAGCTTCAGGCCGTCGTAGTCGGCGCTATCCATCGCTCCCTCCCGCATGCGAGGAAAGGCGCTGATAGCCCGGCTCAACGTGCCGACGAACCTTTCGCCCGGAGTCTTGACGGGCGGCAGATGCGTTGACAGCATGCCTTGTGGCTCCCGCGTCGCATCCTCTGCAACTGCGGGGGCGCTGCGCTTGAACCAGTTGAACATGGATTAACCGAAAAAGGAGGCGCGCTTGGCGATGAGTTCAGCAAAGGCGCGGCTGCACGAGTCGATCTGATCGTCGAACGTGCCATTGGGAAACATCCGCATCTCGTCGATCAGCGCCGTGTTCCAACTGCCTCGCAGCATGACGACGTTGCCGACGTTCACTTGTGCAGCGAATGGCTCGGCGCGCGTGACCTTGTCGCCCGATTCGGGCGATGTCGTGACTGGATAGCCGACGAGCTCGCGCGTCAGGTAGAGAACCTGCGTCTTGCCAGCCTGCCCGGGGTCTTGCGGAATGCTGATCTTGGTCGACACACCGTCTTGCGAAGCGGTATTGACCATCGCTGCGTCTCGCTCATCTGGCCCGACGCGAAGTCGCACCATGTCGCCGATGACAAAGCGGCCATCAGGCAGGCGCCCGACCTTGCCGCCCGCGGTAAAGTCGCCATCCGTCGTGCTCGCCAGATCCCAGCCGCGCACCCACTGGATATGACCGTAGGGCAGTGCGTCGATGACCTGAATCTGGTCGGGCTTGAATATCCCGCCTTCAGCCGGCGCCGGGCGTTGCATGTACTGGCCTGCAAACACGTAAGGAGATGCTTCCTCCATGCGCCGCAGGACTTCTAGCGTGTGCTTCTCAGGCCAGAGCGCAGAGCCGTCTTCCTTAATGGCAGACAGGCAAACGTGCTCCCAATCTTCACCGT